CAAAAGAGAAGATAGTTAGAAAACCATCTGAGACTACTGAAGCAGGTGGTTTAGAAAGAATTGCAAAAGAGTTAGAAGATATGCAAGAGATTGGAAAAGACTATAAGGACACAAGTGTATCTGATTTTCTATCTGATTATTTTGGTATGCCAAAAAAATCTAAAACACCTGTTACAGATAAAATGCAAAAAATGTTAGGTGATGTAAAACTATATGGTGATGAAACTTTTGAAGAACTAGAAATTATAAAAAACACAGGAGAACACCCTAGAGATAAAAAAGCTTATGGTGGAAGAATTAAAAATAATGATGGTGGATTAAATTCATTAAAAGAAGTTTATAATAATGTTGGAGACTTTGTAAGTAAATATTCTGGACTAGATTCATTAATTAAACTAGTTGAATATTTAGATACGGTTGGAACACCAGAATACACAGCAGATCCATTTAATACAAAACCTTTAAAGAGACCTATGAGAGCTCCAAAGTTACCAGAAAAAAAATCAGAAGGTTTAGATTACTTACAGGGATTTTAAATGGAACTTGGTAAAAGAAAAATGGCTATGAGTTTTCGTCTCAAGCCAAACTCATTAACACGAAATTTTTTTCTAGACACTAAAAGAACTTTAGATCAAGAACCATTTGCTAATGAAGTAGATACAAGAATGGGATTTGGAAAAGGAACTGATCCAAGACAAATACTTTCTACTAAAGCAAACAAACTTGGTGTTGATACATATAAACAGATTGCATCTGAATACGATAAAGTTATTGAACAAGGTTTTGCAAATAAAAGTTTTAAAGATGTTCCTACCTTTAGAGAATGGATAAAAGATTTTTCTTTAGATAATTATGGAAGAGAATTTAACGATTCACTTATTAAAAAAATAAGCCCGTATTTAAAAATTTCATCACAACAAGCTAGAATTGATTTATTTAGACAACTAGTTAATGAAGCTAACCAAGGATTAAAATTTGTACAAAGAGTTGATTTAAAAGAACAAGCTGGACTTTCTCGTAGTCAAGCAACTAGTGAAAAAGCTTGGAACATTCCTGATTTAGATACAGCTAAAGATAAACATATCAAAGCTTTTAACTTTTTAACATCTGACCCTAATAGACCTGTAGAAGAATTATTTGATTTTACACAAAAGGTTGCACAAGCCACTGGAACATCTAAAGGCGAAGCTAGTGCCACATTGAATGCTTTACCTGAATATAAAAATTTTAAACCAATTGCAGATAGATTAAATGTAGTTGCTTCTAAAGCCGCTTTAGTCAATAAAGGAAAAACTTTAGCTGATGTTGAAGATATGCTTTACAATATTGGTCAAGGAGGTTCTTTTAGAACTAGTGTAACAAATACTCCAGAAAATTTTATTATAAATTCTGTAACTAGACATATTGATCAAGGTGGAAATAAAATTAAATGGGTTAAAAAACCAGGAGATGTAACTAATACAGGTGAATTAATTACAGATCGAAATGCTGTATTTAATTACAAAGGTAAAAATTATTCTTATGATGATTTATTAACAAAGGGTAGAGATATTCCTGAGTTTAAAGAAGTCTATAAATCTTTTGATCAATTAAATGATCTATACACTAAAGAAGTAATACATCCCGTAACAAAACAAAAAGTTATTTTTGGAGACTTAATGAAGGAAGCTTATACACAAGGAGCTAACTATTCTTCTGCTAAATCACCATATGACATAGATCATTTTAAATCTGTAAAAGATGAGCCGTTTACAAATTTAAGAGTTATTCCAAAAAGAATAAATGTTTCCGCTGGTCAATTAGGTGAAAGAGCTAAACAACAAGCAACAGGAGTTACAAAAACAAAACAATATACCCCAGAGTTTGTTGAATTTGGAAAAGAAAAAATGGGTTATAATTTTAGTAAAAATCCAGAACAATTATTTAAAGATGAATTAAAATTAGCTGAAGATATTTTAGTAAAAGGAAGAGAACTAAGAACTCCAACTACCATTGCTAAAGAAAGATACAAGGTTTTAAGCACTGATGCATTAGGAGCTATTGGTTGTCCTAATTCCTTTATGTCTGGTGGACGAGTTAAATTTAGCACAGGTGATTCTTGTGTTCGAAAAGGATTACAAGCAATTGAATCAGGTAAATTAGACAAAGCACAATTAAATGCTTATGAAAATATTTTACAAAAATCAGGAAAATTAACTGATGAAGCAACACAATTATTTAAAGCAGCAAAGAAAGCTGGATCAGCAACAGGAAAATTATTTGAAGGATTAATTAGTGTAGGTACTGGTATAACAGGTGCTTTCGGTGGAGTTGGTTTAGAAGTAGGAATGGGTTACGATCAATTAGCTAGAGGAGATATAAGAGGTTTCTTTAGAGATTCTATTTTTGGAATAGTACCTGGAACATTTAAATCAAGAAGAGAAGAGTTATTAGATATCACTCAATCTGAAGAGGAAAGAGTAGGCTTAACTAATTTATTTGATTATCAAGATAAATATAATCAAGCTGTTGAATTAGAAAATAGAATTTATGCTAAAGAGAATGATCCATTAGAAGGTTTGATTGAAGGAGCAGAACCTTTTGATGTTTTAGCTGCACAAAAAGAATTAGCACAAATAGATTCTGAGTTAGCAGAAATGTATCCTAAAGTACAAAACGAACAAGTTCAAAATTTAGTTGATACTGTTTCTGATAGATTAACTTTAGAAAAAACTAAAAAGTTTGATGGTCTTTATGGAACAGTAATGGGTAGAGGTTCTTTAGAAAGAGACTTGCCAAATATTTTAGCAGAAGAAAAACAAAAAGCATATCAAGAAGATCCAGAAACTATTTATCAAAAACAACAACAAGCTCCTGGTATGGCTCCTGTTATAATTGATCCTGATACTCTTGATTTAAATTTTTCTAGAGGAATGTTTGCTAACGGTAGTCATTCTAATCCAGAGATACAAAAAATATTAGATTTGATTCCTCAACTAATGATAGCTGACTTTGTTCCTATTTCTGAAAAAGTAGAATTAAAAAGATTGTTTGATCAATTCAATGATAGATATATGAGAAAAGCAGAAGGAGGAAGAATAGGTTTTAACAAAGGTGGTTTTGATCCAACTAAAAGAAGTTTTTTAAAACTTATAACTGCATTAGCAGCATTACCTGTAGTTGGTAAATATATTAAACTAGCTAAACCTGTAACAAAAGTTATTCCTAAAATAGATATTGTTCAAACTCCTGGAATGCCAACTTTTTATTCTAAAATGGTTAATGATGCTTTGAATTATGGAGTGGATAAAACAAAAGAATTAGGAACTCTTGAAAGAGAGGTTGTTAAACAACATAAGTTTGGTGAATATGATGTAACTGTTTCTCATCAATTAGATACAGGAGATGTAAATGTTCAAGTTAACGGACCAGGAACTTTATTTGGTGAACCTGTACAGATGAACTATCGAGCTCCTAAAAAAACAGAAACAGGTGAAACAATACCAGCTGATTTTAAAACTAATGAGGCTGCTGTAAGAGGATCTAGAACTGGACCTGATGATTATGAAATTACTGCTGAAGATGATTTTATAGTTGAAGATACAAACAAACTAGGAAGCAATTTAACAAAACTTGAGGAAGCTGTAACAGGTAAAGACGTACCAAAAAGAAAAAAGATTGTTAGAGAAGATAGGCAAAAATATTATGAATCTCAACAAGGTCAAGAACAAGTCTTAGAAGAGAAATATGGGTATTTTGACGATACACAACCAGAAGATCTTATAGATGAATAAAAAGCTTACTACTACGGTACCACCTAAAAGTGGACCACAGCCTCGAGGCTTGAAAATTAAGTATAATACTGTTAAAACAATCACTGCGGAGAAAATAAATGGCGGAAATAGACAAATCATTACCAAACACATTAGAAAATCCATCTAATGAACAAGAGATAGAACAAGTTATTCAAGAAACTGAAATTTTGCCTTCAGGTGAAACAGAAATTTTAGAAAATGAAGATGGAAGCGTAGACATTAATTTTGATCCCTCAACTCAAGTTAATACTGTAACAGATCATAATGCAAATTTAGCTGATTTTGTTGAAGAAGATATTTTAAATAGATTAGGTTCAGAACTTTATCAAAATTATCAAGAATATAAAACTTCTAGAAAAGATTGGGAAAGAACTTACAGAGAAGGTTTAGATCTTTTAGGATTTAAATATGACAATCGAACAGAACCTTTTCAAGGTGCATCAGGTGCAACACATCCTGTGTTAGCAGAAGCTGTAACTCAATTTCAATCTTTAGCGTACAAAGAATTATTACCAGCTGATGGTCCAGTAAGAACTCAGATATTAGGATCAGCAACTCCTGATAAAGTTCAACAAGCAGGTCGTGTAAAAGATTTTATGAACTATCAACTTATGGATCAGATGAAAGAATATGAACCAGATTTTGATCAAATGTTATTTTATTTACCTTTAGCAGGTTCATCATTTAAAAAAGTTTATTTTGATGCAGTTGAAAATAGAGCTGTATCAAAGTTTGTACCCGCAGATGATTTGATTGTTCCGTATTCAGCTACCTCATTAGATGATGCGGAGTCAATCATCCACGTGGTAAAAATTTCTGAAAATGAATTACGTAAACAACAAGTTGCTGGTTTTTATAGAGACATAGATTTAAAACCTTCAAACGTAAACGAAACAGAAGTTCAACAAAAAGAACGTGAGTTAGAAGGTCTATCAAAAGGAAGAGAAGAAGATGTATTTAACTTATTAGAGTTTCATACCAATATAGATTTGGAAGGATTTGAAGATGTAGGGCCCGATGGTGAGAAAACAGGAATCAAACTTCCTTACATTATAACACTAGAAGAACATTCTAGAGAAATATTATCTATTAGAAGAAACTATGAAATGAATGATCCTAGAAAAAATAAAATTCAATATTTTGTTCATTTCAAATTTTTACCAGGACTTGGTTTTTATGGTTTTGGTTTAATTCATATGATTGGTGGATTATCAAGAACAGCAACTACAGCATTAAGACAATTAATTGATGCTGGAACATTATCAAATTTACCTGCTGGATTTAAACAGCGTGGAATAAGAATTAGAGACGATGCACAGTCTATACAACCTGGAGAATTTAGAGATGTTGATGCACCAGGGGGTAATATACGTGATGCATTTATGATGTTACCTTTTAAGGAACCATCACAAACTCTCTTAGCACTTATGGGCGTCGTAGTACAAGCTGGTCAGCGTTTCGCATCTATAGCTGACCTACAAGTAGGTGAGGGTAATCAACAAGCCGCAGTGGGTACGACAGTTGCGTTGCTTGAAAGAGGATCAAGGACTATGTCTGCGATCCACAAAAGAATTTATGCAGCATTAAAACAAGAATTTAAATTACTTGCTAGAGTATTTAAATTATATCTACCAGCTGAATATCCATATGATGTAGTTGGAGGACAGCGTTTAATCAAACAAGCTGACTTCGATGATCGGGTAGATATATTGCCAGTTGCAGATCCAAATATATTTTCTCAGACACAGCGTATTTCCCTTGCGCAAACGGAACTGCAATTGGCAGTGTCAAATCCAGGAATGCATAATATGTATCAAGCATACAGACATATGTATGAAGCGTTAGGTGTAAAAGATATTGATCAAATTTTAATTAGACCACAACAACCAGCACCAAAAGATCCTGCATTAGAACATATTGATGCATTAGCAGGAAAAGCCTTCCAAGCATTTCCTGGTCAAGACCATAGAGCTCACATCACAGCACATTTAAATTTTATGGCAACTAATATGGCTAGAAATGCTCCAATGGTTATGGCTGCATTAGAAAAAAATATTTTTGAACACATTTCAATAATGTCTCAAGAACAAGTTGAAGTAGAATTTAGAAATGAATTACAACAACTTTCTTCAATTCAACAAAATCCACAAGCTATGATGGATCCTAACATTCAAATGCAAGTAAAAATGTTATCTGAAAAGATAGAAGCAAGAAAAGCACAATTGATTGCTGAGATGATGGAAGAATTTATGAACGAAGAGAAGAAAATAACTTCACAATTTGATAATGATCCTATTGCTAAACTAAGATCTAGAGAATTAGACTTACAAGCACAAGAAAATGTTAGAAAACGTAAGGCAGATGAAGATAGAATGAACCTAGATCGTATGAAAGCGATGATGAATCAATCTACACAACAACAAAAACTAGATCAAAACGAAGAATTAGCTCAATTAAGAGCGGATACGTCACTAGAAAAGACAGTTTTAGCGGCGCAACTTAGACCAAAAGGAAAATAATGAGAAAAAAAATGACAAAAGCCGATAAAAAGGTTAAAAAAGTAATGAAAGAGTTCAAAAAAGGTGAACTCAACATTGGTAAAAGCTCTAAAAAAGTGAAAAGTCGTAAACAAGCTATTGCGATTGCACTTTCTCAAGCTGGTAAAAGCAAAAAAAGAGGCTAATATGAAAAAAAAGAAAAATAAAAAATCTAATATGTATTCTTGTGAACATATCAAAGAAGTTGAGATGACAAAACCAAATGAATCTCAAAAAGATATGGTTAAAGGTCAAGGAAAAGTATTAGCAGAGAAAAAAAGATCAGCAACTTGGTACTAGTTTATGATTCCTTGGGGTTTATTAGGTCAAGGTTTAAAATCTGGACTAGAAATATACAAGAATAAAAAAGCAGCTGACGTTGCAATGTCAGAAGCTAAACTTCTTCACATTGAAAAAATGAAACGTGGAGAAATTGAGTTTAGTGGCAAGATTGCAGAGAATCAAAAATCAGATTGGAAGGACGAATTTGTACTTTTGACAATTTCTTCACCTCTGTTTTTGTTAGCATATTCTGTTTTTGCAGAAGATGAAAAGATGCAAGAAAAGATTGACTTGTATTTTCAAAAATTACAAGAGATGCCTTGGTGGATAGTCGGCCTTTGGGTAACAGTGGTTACAGCCATATATGGACTTAAGGCTACTGATGTGATAAATATGAATAAAAAATAGGTAGAATAAAATGCGAAGATATTTTAGTAATGGGTCAAATGTTATTGGACCAAAAGACATAGATAAAAACGGTCAAATTGAAAGTTGGGAAAAAGCTAGAGCCAAAGGAATGGCTAAAGGTATGGGGAAAGAATATGTAGATAGAGCTGAAGCAAAAAAAGGCGGATCTATGTATCACAAAACTAAATCTGGAAAAATGGCACGAAAAGGCCTTTGGTACAACATTCAACAAAAAAGAAAACGTGGTGCTAAGATGAGAAAACCTGGAAGTAAAGGTGCACCTACTGCAGCTGCGTTTAAAAAATCACAAAGTAAGTAATGAGAAGATATTTCCAAAAAGGATCACCTAAAATTTTTGATCAATTGGAAAGAAATGTTCCTTATCCAAAAGGACATTCAACTCAAAGAACAGGATTCAGATCAGGAAGTAAATCTCCTGCGTGGCAAAGAAAAGAAGGTAAATCTGCATCAGGTGGATTAAATAGAAAAGGAATTGCATCTTACAGAAGAGCAAATCCTGGTTCTAAATTATCTATGGCTGTAACCACAAAACCTTCAAAACTAAAGAAAGGTAGCAAAGCTGCAAATAGAAGAAAATCTTTCTGCGCGCGTATGAGCGGAATGAAAAAAAGATTAACTTCTGCAAAGACAGCTAGAGATCCAAACTCAAGAATTAATAAATCCTTGAGAAAATGGAATTGCTAAAATAAATGGAAGACTTAGAATTAATAACTAAGATACAAAGACAACTAAGACAATTATATCAAAATATTGGTGACTCTATGATAAGTGGAGGAGTTGACAATATGGAAAAATACAAGTATATGTTAGGTCAGGCACACGCCTACCAATATATTTCACAGGAAATCTCTAACCTGCTAAACAAGAAGGAGCAAAAAGATGAGCAAGGAACAGTTATCAACTTTGGAAAAGGAAATTCCAAAACATAAAAACGCACTAGAAGAAAAATATCAATCAACAGAGTCACACGTAAAAAGATTAGATCAAGACAACATTCAATCAATGGTGGATCAATTACCAAATCCATCTGGTTATAGAATGTTAGTTTTACCATTTACACCAAAAGAAAAAACAAAAGGTGGAATTATTTTTTCACAAGAATCATTAGACAAAGCAAGAATCGCAACTAACTGCGGTTACGTTTTAAAATTAGGACCTCTTTGTTATCACGACAAAGATAAATTCCCAACTGGTCCTTGGTGTAAAGAAAAAGATTGGGTTATCTTTGCCAGATACGCTGGTTCAAGATTACCAATAGAAGGCGGAGAAGTCCGTCTCTTAAACGACGATGAGGTTTTGGGTACTGTTAAAGATCCAGAATCTGTATTGCATTACATTTAACATAGGAGGAAACTATGCAAGAAGAAAATAAAAAAGACGTACCTATGGTTGACATCGATACTTCTGGTCCAGGAGCTGACATTGAGTTACCTGAAGAAAAACAAGAAGACGTTGTTGAAACCAAAGAAGACTCTAGTTCCTCGACTCCAGAACCTACTTCCGAGAAGGTAGAAGCGAGTGACGAGAAGCCAGAGGCTGAGAAAAAAGAACAGAAAGACGAATTACAAGATTATTCAAAAGACGTTCAAAGAAGAATAGCTAAGTTAACTAAAAAATGGAGAGAAGCACAAAGACAAGCTGATGAAGCTTTATCTTTTGCAAAAATCCAAAAAGAAGAAAAAGAAAAAATAGAAAAAAAATATTCTTCAGTTGAACAAGCTAGTGTTAAAGATCGAGAAGATCGAATTCAAGCTGCATTAGCTGCTGCTAAAGCTAAATTAACGACCGCAAGAGATAATACGGACATTAATGCTGAAGTAGAAGCACAACAAGAAATAGCTAAACTTGGATATGAAACAGCAAGGTTACAAGAATTAAAATCAGCTGCTGAAAGATTAGCACAACAAGAAAAACCTGCTAGTCCAGGAGATGTTAAGGTTCCTGAAAGACCTGCAATAAGAGATCCAAGAGCAGAAGAATGGGCTAACAAAAACAGTTGGTTTGGCAAAGAAAAAGCTATGACTTATACTGCTTTTGATATCCACGAAACGTTAGTAAATGAGGAAGGTTATGATCCTCAATCTGATGAATACTATGCTGAAATTGATAGAAGAATAAAACTTGAATTTCCGCAGAAATTTGATACAACTAATGTTAATTCGACCAAACCTACACAAACAGTAGCTTCAGCGAGGCGAAGTGTAAATAGTAATGGTCGCAAAACTGTGAGACTCACACCTTCTCAAGTTGCTATCGCTAAAAAATTAGGAGTGCCATTAGAAGAGTATGCGAAACAATTAAAAATCACGAAGGAGGTATAAGCATATGGAAAATGAAAAAATAAGAACTTCTCGTGCGAGTCAGGTAAGGTCAAAAGATACAAGACCACAAACTTGGACTCCACCATCATCTTTGGATGCACCACCTGCGCCAGACGGATTTAGGCACAGATGGATAAGAGCAGAGGTAGTCGGATTCGACGATACTAAGAATATGTCAGGTAAAATAAGATCTGGCTGGGAATTAGTTAGAGCGGATGAATACCCTGAAGAAAATTATCCATCAGTTAAAGACGGTAAATACGCGGGAGTCATCGGAGTTGGCGGCCTTTTGCTGGCAAGGATACCAGAAGAGATCGCAAAATCTAGAGAGGCGTTTTTTAAACAACAAACGCAAGCTCGAGATGAAGCAATTAACAACGATCTTATGAAGGAACAGCACTCAAGTATGCCGATCAATAGTGAGAGGCAGAGTCGTGTAACTTTTGGTGGTACGAAGAAATAATTTCTTTGCGACATCAACGTACGCGATACAATATAAGCTAAACTAAGGAGAAAAAAATATGGCTAATCAAGATAGTGCTTTCGGTCTAAGACCGATTGGCAAAGTTGGTCAGAATAAAGACAACCAAGGTTTAAGTGAATATGGTATTGCAGCAAACTCATCTGCGATTTACCAAAATGACCCAGTAGCTATGTTAGCTTCTGGATACATTGGTGTGAATTCGTCAAATGATGGCAATTTACTAGGTTCCTTGAACGGTGTATTTTATACTGATTCATCATCTTCGAAACCTACGTGGGCTAATCACTTAGAAGCATCTAACACTGCAACAGACATTGTTGGATTCGTAAGTGACGATCCTTATGAAAGGTTCGAAATACAAGCTAGTGGTACATTAAATATCGCTGACATTAACTTAAACGCAAACTTATCTTACACAGCTGGATCAAGTCCAAACTATGTATCTAAGTGCGAAGTTGTTACTGCAAGTGGTATGACTACTAACTTAAAACAAATCAGAGTTATCGGAGTTACAAAAGATGACAGCAACAATCAAAAAGCAAGTGCTACTCAGTACGCTGCCAATGTAAATGTTGTTGGAATGATTAACGAACATAACTTAAAAACAACAAGTGGAATATAAGGAGATAAACTATGGCTATTAGTCGAGGACAACTAGTTAAAGAACTAGAACCAGGTTTGAATGCTTTATTCGGCTTGGAATATAAAAGATACGAAAATCAGCACGCGCAAATTTTCGACAGCGAAAATTCAGACAGAGCTTTTGAAGAAGAAGTAATGTTATCTGGATTTGCAAATGCACAGACAAAACCAGAAGGTTCTGCTGTAACATTTGACAACGCTCAAGAAACTTTCACGAGCAGATATACGCACGAGACAATTGCTCTTGCATTCTCAATCACTGAAGAAGCGATTGAAGATAACTTGTATGACAGATTAGCTTCTAGATATACAAAAGCATTAGCAAGATCTATGGCAAACACTAAGCAAGTAAAAGCTGCGAATGTATTAAACAATGCATTTGACAACTCTTACGCTGGTGGTGATGGTAAGGCGCTTTTAGCGACTGACCACCCAACTA